CGACATCAGAAACCGGGCGCTTCTAGTCCTCGCCTATGTGACCCTCTGCCGACGGAGTGAGTTGACGGCGCTGCGGTTCGAAGACCTCTCCATGGAACCGGACGGTTTCGGCACGATCCTGATCAGGCGCAGCAAGGGCGATCAGGAGGGCGCGGGTGCGATCCTGCCGGTCCCGCAAGATGCGGCGAAATACGTCACGGCATGGGTTGAAGCGGCCCGCATTGAGGATGGCGCCTTGTTCCGAGCCGTCCGATACAGCGGCAGCATCGGCGGAGCACTCGATCCGGGCGACGTGGCCCGCATCTTCAAGACAATGGCTCGCCGCGCCGGTCTGCCCGCGAAGGAATGCGCTCGGATCAGCGGCCATTCGACACGTGTCGGCAGCGCCCAGGACATGCTGCGCTACAAGGAAACTCTGCCCGCCATCATGGCGTCCGGCCGATGGAAATCCTCGGAGATGGTTGGCCGCTATGTCGCGAAGGTCGGCGCGCGTGAGAGTGCCGCAAAACGGATCGCGGATCAGCGCCCTCCGTTCTGAATATCGTTACTCACATGCCAGACCGGGCGATAGCAGCGCCCGCTATCTGACAGCGTAACCACCAAATCCGGAAGTAGAGATGGCAAACGGCGTCAAGACAGGCGGGCGGCGAAAGGGTACGCCCAACAAGCCAAAAGTAGATACGGATGACACTACGCCTGTAGAGGCGGGCGTAGCCACAGCGGCGGCGGCGGCGGCGCCGCCCGGCGGAATACTTCCCGCTACGCGCGTGCGCGCACGCGAGGCGGCCGGCTCAGCCTTCCCGAAATACCGCGTGGCCCGCGTTGACAGCCTGATACCGGATGAGCGCAACCCCCGCATCCACACCCGCGAAGCCGTCGATGCGCTGGCCCGCCAGATCGAGGTGAACGGCTGGACCAACCCCATCCTGGTTGCCGGGAGGAAGAACAACATCCTCGCGGGCCACCGCCGCCGGCTGGCGGCGATCCAGCGCAAGATGGAGTTCGTGCCGGTCATCGATCTTGGCCACCTGAACGCGAAGCAGCGGCGCGCCTACATCATTTGGGACAACAAATCGACGATCGATGGCGACTGGGACGAGGAGCTGCTGGCTCTGGAACTGGGCGAACTGCGCGACGAGGGCTTCGACCTCAGTCTGACGGGTTTCGATGCCGGCGAACTGTCGGCGCTATTCGATGATCCGGAGCCGCCGCCGCCCAGGCCGGTGCGGCATACCGAGAAGACCGTCGAGTGCCCGGCGTGTCACCACGCCTTCGCGCCGTGACGGAGATCCGATGACCTTCGACCTCGCCGCGTTCTCCATGAGTCTGGAAAATCTGCAAGCCATCCTGGCGAGAGCCAAGGCCGCCGGAGATACCCGCGCCGTCGAGGGCATCACCGCCGATCTGGTGCTGCTGGTGATGGACGGGCAGATGCGGCTCGCCGACGCGTTCGCGGCCGCGATGGTCGACCACGAGCGGCGGCTGATCGCGATCGAGGCCGAACTTCAGGGAACAGTGGAATGATACCCATCCTCGTGCAGCTAATCATCCTGCTGCTGGTCCTGTCTGTGGCGTACTGGATCGTCACGATACTGCCTCTGCCCCCGCCGTTCCCGCGGATTATACAGGTGGTGCTCGGCTTGATCCTGCTCATCTGGCTGCTCGATCTGCTGCTCGGCTTCAGCGGTTCCGGCGGCCTCTGGTATCGGCGCGGCCCCCCGTAATGGCTCTGTTCGGCAACACCACCAAACTGCTCAACCAGATCATTGCCACTCTGGCAACGATGCAAACGGAGATACTCAAAATGTCCTCAACCGTCTCGACTTTCGACTCCGATATCGCAGAACTCCAGGCCGACGTAACCGCGCTCACCACGACGGTCGGCAGTGCCACGGCGCTGATCGACGGGTTTGCCGCACAGCTCGCCACCGCCACGGCCGCCGCAGGCACGGCAGGCGCAACGCCGGCCGAACTGTCAGAACTCACCGCACTGCACACCGCCATTACAGCCCAGTCCGCCGCCCTGGCGGCTGCCGTGACGGCTAACACACCGGCCGCGACACCGGCACCGGCACCGGCACCGGCACCGCCCGCGGCGGCGTAAGGGCACCCATGCCGCTCGACGACACCCTCGCCAAGCCTCGTTCGCGGGCACGCTCGCCCAAGGCTGCCGCGAAGCCCGACCCCAACGCCGAAGTGCGCGCCGAACTGGATCGCGCTTATGCCGAGCTGCTGTCAAAAGCGAAAACCGCCAAGAGCCGGGAGGTGCTGGCATACTGGGCATCGTCCCGCGCTGATTCGCAAAGCGACGCATGGCGTGACGAGTCCAAAAAGGCGCTGGTCGCGAGCGGCGTGCTGCCTGACTACGCCGCGAACCCGCTGCCGGTCGGCACAGTGGCGACGATCTATTCGGACCCGCTGGTCATGTTGAGCGTGAAGGTCACGCAGCAGGCGGCTCGTTTGAACGTCGATGCGTGTTTCGCCGATCTCGCTGCGGCCGGTGTGAAGGTGGGGCTGCTGCGGCGGCTGCGGAAGCGGCACACGACGGAGTTCGGCGGTGCACACATCATCACGGCGCTGCTCGTGAAACCTTAATCGGAGATTGTAATGGCAAAAGCTCCCGCAATGGCGCTCGCAACTCCCCCGCCTGGCGGCGGCCCGGCTGGTGGCATGGGCGCTGACCCGACGATGGGCGGCGATCCCTCGGCCGGAGGCGATGCCGGAGACGACAGCGGCGGCGGCGGCGATGTTATCGTCACGATCTGTTCGAACGGCGACGGCTCTTACACCGTCTACCCGGGCGACGAGCCCTCGGGCGGCGGCGACAACGACGACACGAGCGAGGACGATGCCGATGCGATGGGTCCGGCAGGCGGTGCTCCGGCACCTGGTGGCGGCGCTGGTGGTCCTCCAAGTGGCGGAGGCGGAGCGTCGCAGGGCGTCCCGGCTGACTCGATCGGGGCCGCGTTGAAGGCTGCGCTCGACATTCTGAACGCCGACAAGAGTTCCGAAGGCGCGCCCGGAAACGCGGACGATCAGTTCCAGGCGGGCTTTGGCGCGGACAAGAATCCGACGCCCGCCAGCGGTCCGTCGCAGAAGTACTGATCGTGGCTGTTCCCGCGCCGCGCATCGGCAAGTTCGCCGGGCAGTCGGCCGGTCCCGTGCGCAAGCCGTCCGGCAAGCCCGCTCGCAAGCCGCGCAATGTGCTGAAGCCAAAGGTTCCGGCCATGCCGCCGGGGCTGATCAACCGCTAGGTCACGATGCCCGCCCGCAAGCCGCCCGTCCCAAAGCGTAAGAGTCCGGCCAAGGCTGTAGCTGCCCCGCCTCCGGTCGCAATCGCGCCACCCGTCACCCCCGGCGAGCGCGGCCAGCCGCCATACGAGGCGACTGAGAAGGACCAGGTGACGGTGAAAGCTATGGTTGCGGGCGGGATCAAGCAGGCCGCAATCGCTGCCGTGCTGAAGATATCGCCGAAGACTCTGCGCAAGCACTTCCGGCACGAAATCAACACCGGCGCCGCGGAGATCGACGGCCTGGTCGTAAAATCGCTGATCCAGATGGCGCTCGGGCAAAAAGCCGCAGTAGGACGCCCGGCGCTGCCGCCCAACTTCAACGCCGCGAAGTATTACACACAGGCGCGGATGGGCTGGTCCGAACGCATCGTCGTTGACGATGGCAAGCCGGCCGATACGCCGATGCGCGTCGTGGTGGAATTTGTCGGCGAGGCTGCCGCGCCGCGAGTTGAACAATCGGCGCCCCAATCCGGCTCGCGCCTGCCGGATGACATACGCAAGGCCGTGAAACTCGTAGGTTGAGGAAAACCGCAATGACCATCACCAATCTGGAAGCCACGCTCACCGTGCTCAAGCGACACCGGGACGCGCGACTCTGGTCCGACGCCTCGGTGGCGACCGATCTGCTCAACCAACTCGGCCTCGACCCGGCGCACGCCGCCGCCAACGCCGCCCCGCCGCCGCCGCCGCCCGGCGTGACCGAGGCCGAGGTCGTGGCGCACGAGACCGCGGCGAAAGAGGCGACCGACAAGGCGACCGCCTCCCGCGCCGCGCTCCTGGCGCAAGCCGAAGCTGATGCGAAGGCCAAGGCGCAAGCTGCGGCGGATCAGGCTGCTGCGGCGAAGACCAAGGCGGATGCCGCTGCTGCCGCACACAAGCCGGGCAAGCACGGATGAGCGCGCTTGAGCGCATCACCGCCATCCTGGAGCGGGCGCGCGTGGCCGGCGGTTGGATCGACGAGGACGTCGCCGCGCGCATCCTGGCGGAGCTGGGCCTCGATGACGACGGGGCGCCGGTCGATCGAAGGTCAACGCCGGAGCCTTCCTCGGACGACGCGCCGGATGAGGATGCGGAACTGGGGTAATGAGCGCGTCGCTCAAACGCCGGCCGGCCGTCGCCAGGCCAGAGCGGCGCGTGGCGTTGCAGCTTCCCCGCAAACTCAGCTTTTTGCTCGACTGCCATCCTTACAAAGTGGCGTGGGGCGGAAGGGGCAGTCTGAAAAGCTGGTCGTTCGCCCGCGCGCTGCTGACGCTCGGCGTGGCCCAGCCGCTGCGCATCCTCTGCGCTCGTGAGGTTCAGAAGTCCCTGTCGCAATCCGTGCATCAACTGCTGAAGGATCAGATCGCAGCACTCGACTATGGCGATCTTTACGACGTGACCGAAAACGCCATCCGCGGCACGCGTCAGGACACGCTGTTCCGGTTTACCGGCCTGTCGGATCAGACCGCTGAATCGCTAAAATCATACGAGGGATTCGACGTGCTGTGGTGCGAGGAGGCGCAGGCCATCAGCCGCCGCAGTTTTCAAATTGCTCTCCCGACCATCTTCCGCACCGCAGGCGCCGAGGTATGGGTTTCGTTCAATCCAAACATGGATACCGACGAGGCGTGGGAGCGATTCGTGGTCAACACGCCGCCGGGTGCCATGGTCGTCGAGATGAACTGGCGCGATGCCGTGTCGTGCGGGTGGTGGACGCCGGAAATGGAACGGCTCCGCCAGTACGACCTGGTTCACAGCAGGGAGGATTATCCCAACATCTGGGACGGCCGCCCGCGTGTTGTTGTCCAGGGCGCGATATATGCCACCGAGGTGGTGGAGATGATCACCGAGGGACGCTACCGGCCAGTCCCGTATGACCCCCGTTTCCCCGTGCACCGGGTCTGGGATCTGGGCTGGAACGACCTGATGGTCTGCATCATGGTCCAGAAGCCGCACCCGAGCGCCCTGAATGTCATAAACTATCTGGAAGAGTCGCACATTACCTATGCGAACATGCTCACGGCGATGGACCGCCTTAACTACAGGTGGGGCACCGACTGGCTGCCGCACGACGGCGAAAGCCACGATCCCAAGAGCGGAACGAACGCGAAGAAGCTGCTGCAGGGGCTCGGCTGCCGGGTGCAGATCATACCGAAGTCCGATGCCGAAGCGCGGGTCAAGGCCGGCCGCATGATGTTCCCGCGGATCTACCTGGACACATCGAAGTTCGACACGCCGCCGGAGCGGCCGGACCGGCTGTTGGGCGCGGCGCACCTGATGGAGCGGTTGAAACGCTACAAGCGGAACGTGCCCAAGACGACGCAGGAGCCGACCGGCCCAGTTCATGACATCGCATCGCATGGCGCCGACGCATGGGGCGGCTTGGCCGAGATCGTTGACAGGATCAGGAACGAGGGCGAGATGCCGAAGGCGACGGTGCGGCCG